TTTATGAGCCACGGCTTCAATATCAGTTGCAACTGCTTTAATTCTTGCTGCAGAAGCTTTATTTTTCCATTCTGAAATTTTTTTAGCGCCTGTGTCTGAGCCAGGTCGTACACTTTTAATTGTCTGTGCAACTTTTTTTCCTGCCTTAGGCAGCATCCATCTTGCGAACATTATTTTTTCTTACCTCCATTACGGAAAATTTGTGTACCCTTTATACCAAAAACGCTGGCAACTACAAGTATCCATAAATTTGTAAACCATTTTGGCAAATTCGAGAAATGCTCAAAAAAGATGTTTATCTTGACCATTGCCTGCGGATCGTCTGTCCATACTGCCCATGCGAGCACTATGATGGGCAACGTTAATATCCCCAAAACAATTTCGTCCTTCCAGTCGTTTTGCCGAGCTTCTAAAAGTTTACCCTGGTAAGTTTCCTCTCCTCGGGCCATCCTCTGCGCGTGCATGTATTGTGCATCCGCCATAGCCATTTTAGTTTCTTGGCGTTTTTTATAAATATGGCTTCCCGCTTGAAAAGCCATTTTTGCTAATCCAAACCAAGCCATCTTATGTCCAGGTTACTGGTTTTTGCTGACGAGCAAACAGTTTCTTCATGGACTGTTTATCTTTTATGTCACCACTTTTTTTCACCGGTTTGTTATTTCTATTTACATCCGGTGTAGCAATTGTTTTTGCTTTTCCTGCTGTTGGTGCATATCCTACTCCTCTTGTCATTATTGTCCTCCTTTTGGTTTCATTTTAGCAATTTTTATTCTATTCGCATTCGCCATTTCCTGTTTTTCAATGGACGTGTCTGCACGAAGTTCTGCGAGTTCTTCGTTCTGTTCAAGTTTATCTTCCTGAACATTTTGATTCATCATCGCCTTCATGTTTTCTAAATTAAGTTTTTGTTCAGCATCTCTTCGTTTTGCTTCATTGTCAAGCGCCCTGATATCCAGTTCTCTGGATCTTAGCTTCGCAATTGGATCGTGGTCGAATTGAGAAGTAATTTTCTTTTCTTCCTTCATAAAGTCCTCCATCATTTCAGCAATTAACACTGCTTTTCTTGCGTCAATCTTTTGTTGAAGCTGCTGCATTTGCATCTGCATTTGCGGATTCTGTTGTGCTAATTGAGGATTTTGCTGTGCTGCCCGCTGCATCTGCATAAGTTGTGGCAGTTCATCTTTAAATTCCAGTTCTATTTGTTCCTGCGCCATCAGCGAAATGTGCTCGAGGCAATTCTTCTCGATAGCCGCCGTCATCATCGGCGCATTTCTTACTAAGTTCGTTGCCAGAAAGTTTAAATGCGCGGTAATATGCGCACGGTGATCCTGACCCGGATAAGCCCTGAAAGGCATTCCCGCCAAAGCATCAATGTGCTCGAGCGCTGGATCTTTCGGCATCGGTGCCGGTGGTTTTTTTAAAATCAGATCAATATCCTTAACGCCTAGCGCCTCATACATATTCCGGTAAACTTCGTACTGATTGTGCATCTTTGGATTTGAGGACGCCAATTGCAGTTCCGTTTGAGCGAGAGAGATACGCTGAGTCTGAGAGAAAATGTTTGGATCTGCAACTGGCAGAATATCTACCCGATCGTCAAAGTCCATTTTCATAATCTGTCTTTGGCCTCCGACAACATCGTATGGATATACGGGTGGTAGATAAAGCTTGAATACTCTTGAGAGTAAATTAAATTCTTTTTTCATGGCAGCATACAGTCTTTTATGTATGGCCGACATCGTTCGTGAACCTCTTTCCAACAAGGCCACAGTCGTGCCCACAGCTGCTTGTTGATTCCCATCACCCACTTGCAGGTCCGCTATTGAAGCGAATCGTTGTCCTGCTTGTACCACGACTCCCATTAAAGCTAGTAAGGTTTGAGAGGGTTCTTTGAATGGAAGCAGCATAAATGCATCTCTTAAATTTCCGCCAGGTGCATCCACGTCCCTGAATTCTCCTGGTTGTATGGATTGTGCTTCGTCCCTCATTTTAATTCCGCGCATTTTAAATCCTGCAGGTAAGTTTGCTAATGTTCCAGCATCGAGCAGCTGGCGCAAAGCAGCGGTTGCCGTTCGTGACAGTCCGCCAATCATGTGAATTAAGCCAAAGCCGTAAAAGCCCAAGCCCGGTAAAAATTTAAAGTGAACGAAATATTGAATCTTTTCTTTTTTAGGATCTCCGATTTCAAAGTTTCTTCGAATCGATAGTACTTTTCTTGTGCCTTCTTCCAAAGTCACAATGTACGGTAATTTAATTCCAGTGAAATCTCCGCTTTGAGGATTAACGTCTTCAAATCCTTCCAAGTCCAAATTAACGTGACATTCTAAAAGCGTGTATACTTTTTCATCACGACCTTTAGATACTCCTTCAAGCATTCTTTCTTTTTTCTCAACTTCTGTTTCCATCAAGTAGCCTGGACTCAATTCAATATCTCGATAGAATCCTCCGACTTGTTGTTTTCTTAATTCATTTTCGGACATACGAACCATGTGGATAACCGATTCCGCATCGTCTAATGAGGTAGCCGTATACGGAACCACAAGGTCATCTGCCGGTACGAACTTTGATACTGCTCGTCCCATCAATTCGTCATAATAAACTTTCTTGAATGCTGATCCTGCTAAAGGCAGGTAAAATAACATCTGATCAAATTCAGCTTCGTATTCTTTCATTTGGTCCATGATCTGGTAATTCATGTAATCTTTAACGCGTAGCGCCTGTTGTTCTTTTGGTGGTGTTGGCATTCCAATAATTTGTGTTCTTACAGGACCGCCTGACGGTAATAATTCTTTATAAGCCAAGGATTGAAATTGAGTAACCGCTTCTGCAAGTACAGGATGCGTGGCACCCGATGCACCTTTAAAAGGCTCGGTTCGGTCGTCGTACTTGAAACCTAAAAGATCTAAGCCACTGGTATAAGCACGTTCCCAATCCGCTCTTGAAGATTTGTAATCTTGATAATCGGTATGAAGTCTCGAGCCTAAAGGATCAAGAACATCGTCTGGAAGCAAATCCGCCAAATTAGTGAAATGACCGGTATCTTGTCCAGGATTTACTGTACTTGGATCAAACGTAATATCTGCGCTACCATCATCATTTCTTTGAATGTCCACCGGTTGCATCATCTGTTCAGCAGTTTGCTGTTGCTGCTGAAGTTGAACTTCCTTGGGATTAGGTAGTTTTATGGTTTGCTGTACGTTGGGTAGACTTTTGTCTGTTGGCATTAATTTTCTCCGTTATTGTTCTAACTGTTTTATCCTCAATATTCAAGGTCATTAGTCTAAATCATCGATATCTGGAAGATAGTCGTCATAATCGCCTTCACCATATTTGCTTGCAGAATAATCCACTTGCGTACTTGTATCTTCTTCTAATTTTTGTCTATATTCTTGTTTCTTTTTAGCCTTCACTTTGTCCTTATGAGTTAATTTTTTCTTCGTTGCAAATTGCTTAAGCTTACTGGTATCTGTCGTTAAATCATCAACATTACCGACAACATTGTCTAAATCCCAAACAACTTCAGCATCGTCAGGGCCCGTCGCTACATACTTAGGTTCTGATTCTACAGCTTCAAATTCTGGTTTTGTTTTTTTACCGGCATATTTACCTTCTTCAATTACTTCACCTGCTCTATATTCTAAATGAACAGTGCTCAAGTCATTCGATGCACGAGGGTGAGCAGGTCCATACTCTATTCTAACATTTCCTGTATTCATATCCTGGTACACTGTGACTTCTTCTCCCTTACTAATTTTTTTAGTGTGAACAATTTCCCGTTCAACCGTTCCCAGCTTACCGGTAACATTTTTTCCTTCACTAGTAACTCTGTTTATCAACGGAATGAACCAGTCGGGCATGCCTTTAGTGCCTTGAATAATATGGTCACCAGCTTTGATGGTTGTAACTCCTTTAGAACCTTTTACTATTTTTAATAATCCTGTTCCTATTGTAGCAGTACCAATACCTAGGGCAGCGAGTAATTTCATAAAGGCTCTTTTACCTTTATCCACGCTTCCTCCTTTTGAAAAAGGAACTCCTGGATCAATATTTCCTCGATTCACATCGTGACTACCATAGTAATCCATTAAATTTTTACGACCATATCTACCTGCCAGTTCTACTGGAGACAATCCAGGTTTATCAGGTAATATAAAATCTTTTTCCAATCCTAATCTTTCAATGATTGGATCGGTTTGCCATCTGCCTCTTGATCGTTCTAAATTTTGTTTCATAAAGTGACCGGCAACTGTATCTGGAAGATCGACATCTTCTCTTTTAACAACACTCCAGGCATCTTTTTGTCTTGTTGCACCTTCGACTCCAATGTCTTTTTGAAGAGCTTCATAACCTGAGTGCATTGCATCAGGAGTGTCATAACCTATGTAATTATCTTGAATACTTTGAAGTTGTTCATTGATGCTCTGTAACTGTCCTGTCATTCGATCTTTTACATCTTGGCCATAAGTTCCTGTAGTTTTAAATCCTTCTAACCTTTTCTCTAAATCATTCTTTTGCCACTGCAATTGAAAATGATTCATAGTGTCATCATAGTGTTTCATGTACTTATAGGCTTCAGGGTTTCTTTCCTGCATCTGTTCTAATTCCGTTTTACCCCAGCCGAACAATCCAAAAGTCGTTGACTGTTTCGCGCCTTCAATGTCGCCTCGCACTAAACTTGGAAGAGCAAAAGCAAATTCAAGTGGAACGTCAATTAAGCCAAACCATTTACCTGCCCATTTGCCTACTCCTTTAAGTTTATTCACAGCTTGTGCAGAACCTTTGCCACCGCTTTTAGCGAGTTTTACTTCGTTATCGATTGCGTTTTGCATACATTTTGCATAACTGCCTCCTACATCGAACTTTTTACAACTTCCACCTATTCCCGCTTTTTTAGCTTGTTCAAAAATGCCATTTTGGAAACTGTTGAATGTCTTTTTAACTTCAGGAATATTTTTATAAGCAGCTATTCTTGTTTTTAAAGTTTTTTGCGGAGCCAATGCTTTAAAATCTAAATTCCCTGATTTAGTAACCTTATATTCAAGTTCTCCAGGAATACGTTTTTCCACGAGTTCATTAAGTTCTCCAACAATTTTAGCTTTAGCATCTAAAGTTTTTGCGTCATTAAATTTCTTGATCAATTTAGTACGGGGTAAAGAAAGAGTCTCTCTTCCTAATATTTTATTTTGTTCTACAGTTCTAGCCATAAATGTATTTAATGTCTTTCGCGAAAAGGCTGCTTTATTGGGGCCAGTATAATTAGCCGCTTCTGCTAATCCAGCTACATGATCCATTGTATAGCGTAATTCTATAGGAAGCTTATTCACATCTATTCCCAGCATCTTTGCAACTTTTACATTTTCATTTTTCATTTGTCGTAAAAGTAGTGTGTCATCTAAACCCGCATTCTTCGCCACAACTCTTAAATTTTCTCGCCATCCACTTGCACCAAGAGAAACTTTACGAGTATATTTTTTTAATAACTCAGGAAAATGTTCTTTTAAACTTGAATAAATTCTAGCTGGGTCTCCTTTTTGAATTTCACTAATTAAATGAATAACATTTGGATCAAATTTATTAATTTTAGCGATCTCAAGATGTCTTGCAGCGCCTGCCGCCTTTCCAGGAGTCTTCAGACCTTTATATTTTTCTTTAGTTGTTTTTAATGTTTTACTCGCTACTACCCATTCTAAATAAGCTTTTACTTGTTTATTAAATGTGGAATTTTTTAATTTTTCTTTTAAA